AGACATTGTGTGTATAACTTAAGACTCTTTTTAACCCTACAGAGGTAAACATTATGAATACAAGTATTTCAATAATAAACGACGAAGACGCTGCTTTACTCGAAGAACTTTATGGTTCCACAGTTGCAGAAAAACACGAATCAAAATTAGGTTCGCTAAGGCTAGTACAAGCAGCTAAGATGGGAGATATGGAAGTAGCAGGTAAAATACATAAAACTGAAGTCATTCCTGCAGGAGCTTATGAACTATATTTAAATAAACAAAAAGTGTATTGTATTAATCCACGAATTCGTTACTTCGGTAAAAAATACCTTTATACTTATTGGGACGATGGTAGCCAAAGAACTAAAAAAACAGTATTATCTGACGACGAATGGTTGAAAGGGGATTTAAAGGACACAATGGGTACATTTAATGTAGGCCGTGGTCTTCCCGTTAAAGACTGGGAAGGTTTATCTTCATCAGAAAAAGCACATTATAGAGCCAGAAAACATACTCTTTGCATGATGGGCAAAATAAGTTTTGATGGGGGGTGCATGGACGAAAATGGCAAAGCTATTGAAGGTTTAGATAATATTCCGTTTAATATGGAGATTACAAATGCACAGAGTAAAAAAGAATTAAATAATATTATTCAAGAAATAAACAAGAAATACGGCTGTACTAAAGGCAATGTTGTAGACATACGTCTTGATTCAATACGGCATGAAGGTTCTATACCATACTCTACAATGACTTTCTCTATTAAAGAGGAGGAAAAAGCAGACACACTTGCTGAATTTATTAGTAGAGAACGAGAGACATTACATAGCTTTAATGATTGGGTTAGGACGCAAAATTCTTATGTTACTGAACAGTGGTCAAAGCTAAACAAAGAAGAACTAAATAGCGAAGAGGAAACACTAGTTTCGCAGTTAGTTAATATTGAAGGGGCGGCTATATAATGGCACATGAAAAGGAATTATTTATTGATTCTTTTATCGAGGAAGCACTGGCAGGCAGAGCAAACTTCTCTGAGGATATTATAGATCAAGTTGCTACGGATGTTAAAGACGCATTTAAACAGCAACTAACCAGTGGTCCCCGTGGTGACTTTAGACTTAGGATGTCAAACATAGGCCGTCCTAAGTGCCAACTTTGGTTTGAAAAGAATAGCCCCGAAGACAAGGAACCTTTTAAAAATAACTTCTTAATTAATATGTTGTTCGGTGGGATAATTGAAGCGGTGTTTAAGGGGGTACTTAGAGCCGCAGGTGTTCCCTTTAAGGATAACGATAAGGTAACACTAGACTTAGGTAATGGAACTAAAGTTAAAGGGGAGTATGACTTAGTATTAGACAATAGAGTTGATGACGTAAAATCAACTACTCCTTATGGCTATGATAGAAAGTTTTCTAGCTTCTATGATCTAAGCAGTTCAGATGACTTTGGCTATGTATCTCAGCTTGCAGGGTACGCCACAGCATCAGGCCACGAGGTTGGCGGTTGGTGGGTCATAAATAAACAAGATGGTAGATACAAATATCTTTCGGCAACGGAGGAGATGGACGTACCTGCTGAACTTGAAAAGATGAGGGCTACTGCAGATTATCTAAATAATGATATGCCCTTTGAAAGATGCTTTGAACCTGTACCCGAAACGTTTAGTAGAAAACTAACAGGAAATGTAGTGCTACATAAAACGTGTGGGTTTTGTTCATACAAAAAGAAATGCTGGCCTGAATTACAGATTAGGGACTCTTTGTTATCTAAAGCAAAAGTAAAACCAGTAGCATACTACATAGAAATAAATTCACATAAAGAGGCAGCATAATGGTAAAGATAACAATCGAAGATACAGACTACGATACAGATAATATGACTGATGAACAAAAAGGTTTGACTGCAACTTTACATCAAGGACAAAAAGCAGAAGAAAAACTTAAAGAAGATCTTGAGTCTGCAAACTATGCAATCAAGTGTATTCAGGCAATGGGGAAAGCTCAAACTACTAGATTAAAGGCTCTTCTCGACGATGGTAAAAAAGAATAATAGTAAACGTAGACACAATTCTCGACGCTATAGAAGCGGCTTAGAGGAAACCCTTGCCGACTACCTAACCCACCACCAAAAAGAAATACGCTACGAAATACTGAAGGTCCAATGGGAGGATCTTCGGTATCGTACCTACACACCTGACTTCCAGTTAGACAACGGCATTATAGTTGAAGCTAAAGGGTTGTTCGATAATGATGACAAACGCAAGCATTTAGCTATCCAAAAGCAACACCCTGAGTTAGACATACGCTTTGTATTTTCTAACGCCCAGGCTAAACTATATAAAGGTTCTAAGACACGCTACTCAGGGTGGTGTGAGAAGAACAACTTCAAGTGGGCGCACAGAGTTATTCCTATGGACTGGCTAACAGAAAAAGGTAGGTGTACTTCCAATACTGTGATAAAGTTAAAAACAAAGAGAAAGGATATATAGTGGGATACACATTAGCTGACGATGAAGTTGCTCTTATACTTCGTCCAATACATTTTAATACTGAAGGAGAGTGGAGTGGTCTAATATCTACAGGGTTAGCCCTTGGGCCAGAGAATAAGTTAGACAAAGACATAGTAACAGATCTTATTAAGTGTGCTACATTCTTGAGTGCCTTCTTAAGCATTGCCCACGAGTTTCCTGATGTTATGGCAATAATAGAAGAGCGTAGGGACGATATGATAGAGATGTTTGAACAAGACGCAGAAGAAGAACTAAATGGACTACCCGAAGTAACCGTAAAAACATCAGGTGGTAATGTAATAAAGTTTGGCCCTAGAACTAAAACTAAGGGTAGCGCATGACAAAGAACGTATTACCTACGGACCCCAAGGAAAGAAAGTCTATACCTGTTTATACGGGGTTTATAAAGTACTTTCCTAACGCCATAGCAGAAGTAGCGAAGATATCTTATGCAGGAGGCTTACAACATGGACAAACACTGGAGACTTTATTCTGGGATAGGGCTAAATCTAAGGATGAGTTAGACGCTATGATGCGCCACGTACTAGATGAGGATTGGGCGCAGGTAGCTTGGAGAGCTATGGCTAACCTAGAGAAGAAGCTAGAGGAAAAGCTATGACTTATAAATCTTTTCAGGTATCCTTTACTATAAAAGTAGACGAAGATGGTAATATACTATCCTTAGTAGAAGAAGAACAGGAGAGAGATGTTGAAGAAGTAATATCAAATGCACTGCACGATATTGATGATGTACAAATAGAAAAAATTAAAGTCAGGGGAAAAGACTATGGACGGTAACTATCTACCAACGGACTACCAATCATTCATTCACAAATCACGTTATGCTAGATGGTTAGACACGGAGGGTCGCAGAGAAAGTTGGCACGAAACTGTATCACGTTACATTATTGAGTTAAGAAAAATAGATGGGCTAGATACAGACACGAGAAAAGAGTTGTATGACGCTATTATATCACTACAAGTAATGCCATCCATGAGAGCAATGATGACTGCAGGTCCTGCACTAGATCGAGACAATACAGCAGGTTACAACTGCAGCTACCTACCAGTTGATGACCCCAAGAGTTTTGATGAGGCTATGTTTATACTACTGTGTGGTACAGGTGTAGGCTTTAGTGTGGAGAGACAGTACATATCTAAGCTACCCGAAGTACCAACGATGTTTGATAGTGATACAATTATTATAGTTAAGGACAGTAAAGAAGGTTGGGCTAAAGCATTCCGACAAGTCTTAGCATTACTCTGGGCAGGTGAGATACCTAAGTGGAATACTTCACTTGTTAGACCTGCAGGAGCTAAACTAAAAACATTTGGTGGTAGAGCTTCTGGCCCTGCTCCGCTAATAGACCTGTTTAACTTTTGTATTGCTACTTTCAAAGGCGCACAGAACCGCAGGCTGTCTAGTCTAGAGTGCCACGATATTATGTGTAAGGTGGGAGAAATTGTAGTCAGCGGTGGTGTTAGACGTAGTGCTATGATTAGTTTATCTAATCTAAGCGATGACCGTATGAGGCATGCTAAGTCAGGCAACTGGTGGGAAACTGCCCCGCACAGAGCGTTGGCTAACAACTCAGTTAGTTACACAGAGAAGCCCGACATGGAGACATTCTTACGGGAGTGGACTGCACTAGTTGAGTCTAAGTCAGGAGAGCGTGGCATCTTCAACAGACAGGCTAGTAAGAAACAAGCAGCTAAGAATGGTAGACGGGACACTGAATGGGAGTTTGGAACTAATCCGTGCAGCGAGATTATATTACGCCCATACCAATTTTGCAATTTAAGTGAAGTAGTAGTAAGAGCTACAGACGATTTAAAGAGCCTATCTAATAAAGTTAGACTAGCTACTATAATTGGCACATTACAATCCAGCCTAACTAAGTTCCCATATCTACGTAAAGTTTGGCAGACTAATACAGAAGAAGAAAGACTACTGGGTGTTTCACTTACAGGCATAATGGACAACCCGTTACTCACCGCTAAGAACAAAGGATTAGCTCAAACACTAGATCATCTTCGTCTTGTTGCTGTTGATACTAACAAAGAATGGTCAGAGCGTCTAGGTGTGCAACAGTCTACTGCTATTACTTGTGTTAAGCCTAGCGGTACAGTGTCGCAGCTAGTAGACAGTGCGTCTGGCATACACGCTAGACATAGCCAGTATTATCATAGAACTGTTAGAGGGGACAACAAAGATCCTATTACACAGTTTATGAAAGATCAGGGTATACCTTCAGAGTTATGCGTAATGAAACC